TTTATGGTATGAACGGAATGCACGCAGACGGTGCAAAGGCATCTGGATTCCGTTCAATGGTTGTTGCACAATTTACTGGAGTTTCTCTCCAGAAAGATGATCGTGCATTTGTAAAATATAATAAGTCCTCAAGAAGTTATAGTGGCATCAGTATTTCTAAAAAAGCAGGAGCAGATCTTTCGAATGGATCTTCTGCGACAAACCCATCTCAAATTTATCACTTAGATAATCAGGCAATTTATCGTAGAGGTTGGGAACAAACTCACATTAAAATTTCAAATGATGCAATCATGCAGATTGTGTCTGTGTTTGCTATTGGATATAATAAACATTTTGCATGTGAAAGTGGTGGAGATGCTTCGATTACCAACTCCAACTCTAACTTTGGTCAACTTTCTTTAATTGCAGATGGATTTAAGAAAGAAGCATTTGATAAAGATAATAAAGGATATATTACAAATGTCATTCCACCAAGAGCACATACTGAGCAAGAAGAGAATATTGACTGGTTATCAATTGATGTTGGCGTAACAACTTCAGTTGGAGTTTCGACTCACTTATATCTTCGTGGTTTTACATCAGAGGATGACGTGCCACCAACTCTTACTCAAGGATATAGAATTGGTGCTAAGTTGAATGACAAGTTATTTGTAAATGTTGGATCTGGCACTAGTGAAGCCAACATCTTAATGGAAAATGGAGTTGATACTTCATACAGAGAATTTGATGTTACTGCAGTATCGAGTAGTAAACTAACAATTGGAACTGGACATGGACTGAAGACTGGTGAAAAAGTCATTATTCTGAGTGATGATGCAAATTATCCAGAAAATATCATACCTCATGTTGTTTATTATGCAATCACATTCAATGTTGCTCCAGACACAAACAAAATTCAATTAGCATCAACCAAAACGGATGCCGACAATGGCAATTTCATTACCTTGTATGGAGGAACAAAACTTAGAATTAGAAGTAGAGTAACTGATAAATCTTCTGGAGAAGCAGGTCATCCTATCCAATTTGATAATTCTGTAAATCGTTGGTTTGTAACCGTAAATTCTGGAAATGGAATTTATTCCACTCTGAATAATTTGGGTGTTGCTGGAATTGGAGATGAAACTAATCCAACATTTATCAAAAGAGCACCAGATGGAAGAAGTATTGACGAAAAAATTTATAAGTTCAGAGTAGTTATTCCAAAAGAACTTCAAAATGGAAAAACACCAGAACCTGGATTTGTAATTCAAGAATCTAGTACGACAGGTGCTCGTGATCAAAGTGATTTTACAGATTCTACAATTAGTCTTAGTGATTATGAATTCAACAAAAATCATAGATTTATTGCAACTTGCTCACATGCGTCTAGCACTTCAACTGTAAGAGTAGAGCTTCCTCATAACTTAGACGTTGGTGATCAAATTATCATTCGTAACGTAAAAGATACGACAAATACTTCTGGTACTTTTAATTCTGGATATAACGGAACTTTTATAGTTGCAACTGTTCCAAACAACATGGAGTTTACGTATACTAATACGAATTCTCCAGGTTCCTTTACGAATGATACGAGTGTAAGAGATGAAAATCTCCCTAGATTTGAAAGAAATGATCTGCAAAGTAATTTCTACATCTATAGAAACGAAACGATTAATGAATACATTGATGGGCAGCAAGATGGTGTTTATCATTTATACGCACTTAAAGCCGATGCACATGTTTCTCAAGAGTTTACCAATTTAGCATATAGTCAAAATGTAACTGATCTATATCCACAACAGGATAGAGATAATATTAATGATTCTCCAGCATCAACAAAGACTCGTGCATTATCTTCTCCTATCGGTGAAGTTCATACTAGTGATTTGAAGGGAAGTATTACTAGAGAATCTGCAGATGATTTAATTAAGAAATTTACGAAGAATTTAACTGTAAATTCAGTATCGTCTTTAAGTGCAGGAATTTCTACTATTACATTTACAAGAAATCATGGATTTAATGGTGCGGTAACGGGAACTCTTAGTCCTGGAACTGGAACTCGTACAGATGGAACTTATTATAATGTAAAACTATATGATAATGCCGCATATACTTCTTGGAGTGGAGCAACAGCAAAAGTTATTATAAGTGGAAATGCAATCTCATCATTCCAAATTCAATCTAAAGGTTCTGGATATTCTAATGGAGATGAACTGTATTTTGATAATTCTGCAATTGGAGGTAATCAGGATGGAAAAATTACTCTTGCTACTGCAGGAATTGTAACAGCAGTTGGGGATGTTATTCAGTTTACTGGTATTGCAACAGCAACTGATTCATATCATAGAATCACAAATGTTCAAAATGCAACTAATATTGCAATCGCAAGAACTTCTGGTGATCCACAAATCTTACCAAATCAAATTGCAATTCATGTAGGACCTTCAGTTTCTGTAAATTCTTCTACATTCTCAAGTGGTATAACAACATTTAATTGCTCAGGTCCTCATGGACTTGTTGCTGGAAATAAGTTTAGAGTTATTGATGCGAGTAATAATAATCTTGGAGATTTTATTGTTAAGTCTAGAGTTGGAGTTAATACTTTTGAAGTAGAAACTACATCTCAATTATCCAACCCATCTTATATTCTTCGTCATTATTTCTCATCAAACTCTGGAATTTCTGATAGAAGTAATGAGAACCTTGCAAGAAGAGGTCAAGTATTCTACGATAATGACGTATTGAGAATTGATAATAGTGGATCTTCAATTGGTATTAGCACAACACTGATTCCGATTACGCACCCATCATCGGGGATTGGAACAACTGAAAGATTCCCAATTGGAACTTATATTCAAGTTGACAATGAGATCATGAGAGTTGCTTCATCTTCTCTCACTGGTGTTAACAAATTGAATGTAATTCGTGGTGTACTATCTTCACAATCAACAACTCATGATGATGGATCACTGATTCGTAAGATTCGTCCAATTCCTGTAGAGTTCAGAAGACCATCTATCATTCGTGCTTCTGGACACACATTTGAATATCTTGGATATGGTCCTGGCAACTACTCCACAGGTCTTCCACAAGTTCAAACAAGAACTCTGACAGAAAGAGAAGAATTCTTGTCACAAGCACAAGAAAGATCTGCTGGTATTGTTGTTTATACTGGTATGAACAACAGAGGTGATTTCTACATTGGAAATACAAAGAAATCGTCCGCAACTGGTGAAGAAACTTCATTTGATACTCCAATTCCAACCGTTACTGGTGAAGATCCTGCAAGACTTAGTGCAATTTTTGATGAAATCACAGTTAAAGAAAGAATTGTTGTTGAGGGTGGAGATTCTGGAGAAATTCTTTCCCAGTTTGATGGTCCAGTAACATTTAACAAAGATGTTAGAGTAAAAGATGATTTTTCAATCTCAGGAAAATTAAGAATTTTAAATACTGTACAATCTACGAGTCCTATTACTGGTTCAGTAATTATTGATGGTGGTGTTGGTATTGCTAAAAATTTATATATCGGTGGTAATACTAATATTACTGGAGATCTTACAGTAGGTGGAAATGTTAATTTTGATGTTGTTGTTGGATCTTCAGGAACTTTTGGAAATATTCAACTTGCAGTTGCAGATGATAACACAATCGATACTTCTACGGGAGATCTTAAGTTAAATTCAACATCCGGTTCTTTTGTTGCTATTCAAACAAATACTACAATTACTGGTATCTTAAGTGTAACTGATGATATTACTGCATTCTGGACTTCCGATGAAAGATTAAAAGATAATATTACTCCAATTGATGATCCTCTTGCTAAAGTTCTTTCAATTAGTGGCAATACTTTTGATTGGAATGAAAAGTCCAATAAAGATGGACATGACGTTGGTCTGATTGCTCAAGAGATTCGTGAAGTGCTTCCAGAAGCAGTTGTAGAAAGAGATAATGGTTATCTTGCAGTTGATTATCATAAGGTTGTTCCACTGCTTGTAGAGGCAATTAAAGAACTCTCAGGTAAAGTTGAGGTGCTTGAACAAAAACTACAAGATAAATAACTCTAAAGCTTATAATAATGGCAAATTATAGGAAGTCATTTAATTTTAGAAATGGTGTTCAGGTTGATAATGATAATTTTATTGTAAATGCAAATGGACTAGTTGGAATTGGAACGTCCATTCCAACTGAGTCTCTTGATTTAATCGGAAATGCAAAAATCACAGGTTTTGCAACTGCGACTACGTTGGGTGTTGCAGAAACTGCAAACTTTTTTGGAAATTTAAATGTAGGATCACCTATTACATTAAATCCCACTACAGGTGATGTTTCCGCAACAAGATTTGTTGGAGATGCTTCTGGACTTACTAACATTTATGCAATTTCAACAACAGGATGGGTCACACAGGGTGTTGGGTTACATACATTTAGATCTGTTGGCGTTGGAACTACCAATCCATTGTATAAATTTCAGGTAGGATTGGATCCTGCTACTAGTGCAGGTGTGGGAATTACGGATGGAAATATTCTTGCAAGTGGCATAATTACAGCAACAACTTTTGTTGGAAATCTCACAGGCAATGTAACTGGAAATCTCACAGGCGATGTAACTGGTAATGCTGATAGTGCAACAGCATTACAAACTGCCAGAAACTTTTCAATTACTGGAGATTTAGAAGCAAGTACAATTTCTTTTGATGGAACATCAAATGTTTCTCTAGGATCCACACTCTCATCAAGTTTTAGTGCAAATACATCAGGAATTATTACTGCAAGTGCTTTGGAAGGAGATTTAACATCTTCTTCAGCAACAATTACAACTGCAACTATTACTAATGCGAATATAACAAATGCAGATGTGGGTATTGGAACATTTGACGACTTAAGGATTAATAAAACAACCGCAGCAAGTCTTGTTATTACAAGTGATACGAATTCTTCAGTAAGTATTGGCAAGTCTGTTGGTGCTGGTAACAGTAGTGCTCAACTCAAATATACTCCTGGAACTGGTCGTTTAGACATTAATAATTTTGATCTTGGTGGTGTATCTATTAACCTTCATGAAGGTACTGGTGTAGGAAATACTGAAGGTTTTAGTGTAAAATATGACAACACTAAGAAATTTGAAGTCACTTATGATGGAAGAGTTGGAGTTAATCGTGGAGGTGCTTCATTAACAAGACATCTTGAAGTTGGAGGAACAGCATATATTTCAGGAGATTCTAAGATTGTAGGAGTTCTTACAGTCGGAACAGGATCAAATGAAGTTACATTGGGTGATGGTAGTCCTTTACCAGTTTCGGATCAACAAAACTTTAATACATTAAGTGGGATTAGTACATTTAATGAACTAAGAATACAAAATGTTCGAGTGGGACAAGGTGGAACTATAACTTCTAATTTATACGTTGGAAATGAAGTTGGAGTAGGTACAACATCAAATAATGTTTTTGTTGTTGGCAATCAAACTCCAGTATTCCAAGTATTTGGATCTGCATATACTTCCGAAGGTTTTATGACCAATGGAGTCCTCGGAATTACTACAGATCCAAATGGATCTACTCAAGAGGATCCTAGATCAATTCCAAGTGATTTAGGTGCCTCAGTACCATCAATGACATATGGATCTTTCCAAGTTGATTGTACTGCAGCATCTTTAGTTACTGAAAATGTTTACTTGTTCCAAATTTTGGAATTTCTGTAGCTGGATTTGGTTCTACAAATCTTGGACTTGTACCAAGAAATTATAACACAAATAAGTATTTGACGAAAGTTGGTGTTAATACTTATTTTGCAAGATCTATTTTTGATGTAGGAGCAGCATCGACAACGATGAACTCTTACTTTATTCCACCATCATTATCTCAAAGTGATATTGATGTAATGGCAGATTTATGGAATCCTGCCACATCATCTTCACTAACTGGTCATGAACAATCTAAAAAAGTT